AGGCTACTCTAACGGGAGTTTCCCATGGCAAAGGTTACGAATGCCTTCACCACCTATATGGCGGTGGGCAATAGAGAAGACTTGTCGAACGCGATCTATAATATTGATCCCTTCGACACGCCGGTGATGTCAGCTATTCGCAGGCGCAACGTCAAGAACAGGTTCTTCGACTGGCAAACTGAATTCTTGCCTGTTGTTAATCATACCAACGCACAAGTCGAAGGTTTTGTTCTCGCCAACTCGCCGGCCCAGCCGACGATTCGGATGCAGAACGCAACTCAGATCTCTGAGCGCGATGCGACCGTGTCAGGATCACAAGAAGAATCCGACGCTGCGGGCAAGTCGTCGGAAATGGCGCACCAGATGGCTATGGCCAGCAAGGTGCTCAAAAGCGACATGGAAACGGCATTGTGCTCGCGCCAGGCGCGCAATGACGGCGTCGATGGCACCACGGCGCGGGTCACCGAATCGCTGACGCACGCCATTGCGACGGCGGTTGGCAAGGGCGGCTCGGGCCCTGGCGGCGCGGTGTCGCCCGACACCCCTGGCACGTTGCCAGCGACCCAGTATGCGGTCTTCAACGCGCCTGGCACGCCGGTCGCGTTGACTGAAGACATGTTGGGCAATGCGATGCAGCTCGCCTACACCAACGGCGCTTCTCCGTCGCTGTGGGTGGTGCCGCCGGGGCCGAAGCGCACGGTCAGTACATTTGTCGGGAGAAGCACGACCCAGGTTTTGGTGGGCAAAACCGAGGTGGTGAGCACGGTCGACGTCATCGCTACCGACTTCGGCCGGGTGAAGTGCATTCCTTCTCGGTGGGTGCCGCCCGACGTAGGCTTGCTGCTCGACCCCGATTACGCGGCTTTAGGCTACTTCCGAGCGTTTCGGCAGTATCTCATGGCCCGAACTGGCGACGCGGAGACGAGAATGATAGTGGTCGAGTGGGGCGTAGAAACTCGTAACGGCTTGGCACATATACTTTTTAACGGCATAGCTCAAGCACCTCCCGCTCCCTGAAACAAGGCTGATTGACATGCCTTGGGTCGAGATGTATAGGGGAGGGATGGAAGACATCCCTCCCTACCCGAAGCCAAATCGTGCCGATTTCCCTGACGCGCGAGCGTACAAGAGCGCTTATGAGAAATGGCGATATGTGACTGTGCCGGGCGCGAAGGAGCGCGCCTGTCAGCGGTCGATTCAATCGCGCAAGAACGACCCCTTAGCCGACGAGAAACGGCGCGCGTATCAAAATCAGCGTTATCAAAACGATGATATCCATCGTGAAAAGATAAACGCTAAAAATATGAAGTCTTATTATGATAATCACGAAGAACGTAAGGCAAAACTTAAAGCTTATTGGCACGACAATAAGGATGAATTAAAGACAAGATATAGAGGTTATTATCAAAAATATCGCGATGATAACAGAGATACAGAACGCGAGAGGTATCGACAACATTACCAAGCAAATCCTGATTATTATCAGGTCAAAAGCCGCATTCGTCAGGAAGGTCAGCTTCAGGCTACGCCGAAATGGCTGACTAAAGAGCAGAAGGCGGCGATTTCTACGATCTATCGCAAGGCGCGTCAGTTGACCAAGCTGACCGGCGTCAAGCATGTTGTTGACCATATTGGGCCGCTTAACGGGAAGAACTCTTGCGGTCTGCATGTACCGTGGAATTTACAGGTCATTCCAGAGACGGAGAACCTTCGCAAGGGGAGGAAGGAGTCCGACGATGGGTGAGCAAAAGAGGCGCTACGAAGCTCGCGACGGTGTCGCCCGCACGCTGATCTACGACACAGATCAGCCCGATGTGTTTCACGTGAAAACAACCACGGACATCGAGCCGATCCTCGACGGCATCGCGCGCGACCGAGAAACGATGCGCCACGGCGTCAACAAGCTCGTGGCGCGCCTGCCGAAATTCGTTGTCGAGGATCTCATCCATCGTGGCGTCTATCACGATGAAGACGCCTTTAAGATCTGGCTCAACGGTCCAGAGGCGACGCCCTGGCGGATCTGGCAGGGGAGAGTCTGATGCCGTACGACCGGAAATTCTACTTTGATACAGTGAGGAAAGATCTCTTTCGAGGCAACCTCACGCAATCCCAGGTCGATGGCCAAAATTACCTGCTCGAAACGTGGGAGCAGCATTTCGAGCAGAACAATCCGAATGATGGGACGATGTGGCTCGCCTACGCGCTGGCGACCTTTTTCCACGAAACGGCCGAGACGATGCAGCCGATCGAGGAATACGGCAAGGGCGCGGGCAAGTCTTACGGCAAGCCCGCCGGCCCACATGGCCAGTGCTACTACGGTCGCGGGCATGTTCAGTTGACTTGGGAGGAGAACTACAAAAACGGTCAGAAATTCCTCAAAGAACGTTACGGCGTCGACGCCAATATCCATCCCGAGGCGCACAAAATGCTGCACCCCCAGACCTCGGCGCTAGTCAGCTACGACGGCATGATTCACGGCTGGTTCACCGGCGTTGGCCTGCCGAAATATCTCTCGAAATCGAAGGGGATCGAGGATCCCGTCAACGCGCGCCGGATCGTCAACGGCACCGATAAGGCCGATTTAATAGCGGGGTATTATTGGAAATTTAAGAAAGCCCTCAAACAAATCCCGGCCGCCGCTCCGATGGTGGAGGCCGAGCTTCCCGGCCTGCCTGCTGGCGCTTCTATGCCGGAGCCGAGCTGATGAATGGCTGCGTCCGATCTGGTCATTCCGCCGCCAACGCCGCGGATCATGGATTATCCGGCGTCTATAGGGCTAGTGATTGCTGTTGTTTTGACGGTGGTTTTGGTGATCGCCGCCAGCAAGTTCGACAAGACCGGCGGCACGCTGACCGTTTCGCTGTTGGTGATCCTAGCCTTCTTGGGGCTCGTCACCTTCTGCGCGCTGTTCACCATTCCGACCGACGAGATCACTTCGGGCGCGATCGGCGGCCTGGTCGCCGCCTTCGGCGCCGTGGTCGCCTATTGGCTCAGTCGAGGGAGGCCGCCTGAATGAATGGGCCTCTGAGCGATCCTGCTGCTTGGGCTGCGTGGCTTGCTCACCTCAAGGAATGGGGATGGGTGCCTCAAGGGTCGTCGCCTGGATCCAATACTCTTTGGGGTCTCCCCCCTCCTCCGACGAACAGCAATCGAACGATTAAGCCGGTCGCGATGGGAACGACGCTCAATTCGATTCCAGGGATGGCAGCATGAGCCCGCTTGCCCTCGTTCTCGTCATCGTTTTGATCATCGTACTCGCTGGTGGCGTCGGCGGGCCGTATCTCGGCGCGCGGTGGGGCCCAGGCTATGGGTTTGGTTACAGCGCCAACGGGATAATCGTCTTTGTTTTGATGATTGTTCTCATCCTCTGGGCCATGGGGAGGATGTGATGGCAGGCTGGCAGGATTGGATCTTCAGCAATCTACCGCCGCAGCCAGTGCAGCATCCAGCTTCGCATGGATCGGCGTTTGGGATGAATTACCAGCCGCTGCCGACATCGCGGAATATCGAGGATCGGCGAACGGGCGCTGTCGGCCAGAGTTTTGCTGATGCGCAGGCGCAGCAAGACCCTTTTCAATATCCTCAGATACAGCTCGATCCCATGCTGAACATTGGCGATATTGCTGATCCAGTTGGCGCCGACACCGGGGCTTATTCTGCATCGTTTAATCGTTACTTCGCCCCACCGCCCCAGCAGGGGTGGCGGCAGATGCCGGCCAGGCCTGGTCCGCCGCCTGCGCTCACTCTGCCGTATATCGATCCTCACCAGCCGATTGCGCCGGGCCCAGCGGGCTGGAGTCCGCATAACGATAGCCCGTCTATCGGAACCCCGTTCACGCCGGCGCAAATGTACGCAGCTCAGCAAAATCGGCAGCAAGGAGGGATTACGCCTGATCAAATGCAGGGCGCTCTTCAATATTGGCAGGGAGGGGCGCAATGAGCGATTACGACACCTTTTGCACGCAGATCGCCGATTGGGCCAATCGCCAGGATTGGTCGCCGACGCTGGTCGCCTCGTTCGTTTCGATGGCTGAGGAGAAGCTGAATTCCAGGCTTCGTATTGGCCAGATGATCGCGACCACGCAAAACACGGTCACCTGTGGCTGCGCGCCGTTGCCGAGCGATTGGCTCGAAACGGATCTCATCTTAATGGCGAACGACGCCACGCCGACCGGCTGGATTCCGATCACCTACAAGCCGCGCGACGAGTTTTTTCGCATCCCGGCGACGCCCTATTCCGGCACCTATGTGCAGAATTTCAACTCGACCTGGCTAACCTACACGATCGAGGGGTTGACGATCTATTTCGGCGGCGCGCCCGACCCGATCGAGGGTACGCTGTTCCAGATGAATTATTTCCAGCAGGTGCCGGTGTTCGCGACCACGGGCTCGAGCTGGGTCTTCACTAATTATCCGTCATTGTACCTCTTCGCCGCGTTGATGCACGCCGATCTGCATGCGGTTGGCGAAGAGCAGCAGGCGCTCTTGATGGGGGCGCAGGTCGACAAGCGGATTGACGACCTCAACGCCGCCTGGCTGCGCTCGAAGGCGAGCGGTTCACGACTGAAGCGAACTCGAGTGAGGAGCTTTGGTTGAACGATCAATGGATCCCCGGACCTCCCGCTAAGCCGCCGACGTGGGCGCCCAACCCGCTGCCGCCGTCGAACGATTGGGATCAGACTGAAGGTTGCTCCACGACCGGCGGGCCCTCGATCGTCGACGGCATTGTCATTACCGGCGTGCCGGCGACGGTGAATTCGCTCTACTGGCAAGTCTCGCTCAACGACGGGAGTTCGCCGCCGAATTTCCAGATCAACCAGCTCGATGGCAAGGGCGCTTTCGTTTCGACCGCGGCTGAGATCTCGTCCTCGACGATCACGTTCGACTATCCGGTTCTGCTCAGCCGCGATCCGGTCGAGCCGATGGAGGCGGTGACTCTCGAGTACCTCGAGGCGCATGGGGCCGGGGTCGAGGAGCCGCCCGACAATCAGACCTATGGGCGCACGTTAGGAGCCTGGAACCTTGTGGTTCCAGCCAGCGGCGGCGGTTACACCGGCGCGGTCACGCTGGGCGCAGGCGGCTCAGTGACTTCAGGCGCGCTGACATTTTATGGCTCGGCGCTGGTTTATTTGCCCACGGTTGCGCAGCTGCAAATCGGCGGCGGTTCGCTCGGTCAGGTTCCGGCGACGGACGGAAATGGGAATCTGTCTTGGGTGACGCCGGTCACCGGCGGACCTTACCTGCCGATTGCAGGCGGCACGGTCACCGGCAGTCTGACGGTTAACGGCGTCACCACGGTCCAAGGACCAAACAGCTTGGTCCTGAACGCTCCGGTGAACAACGCCCGCGCTATTCTCTGCTCGGCGTCCAACGTCATGCGTTGGGTGCTGAATTTAGGCGACCAGACAGCAGAGGGATTGAACAACGTCGGGGCGAATTTCAGCCTCCAGGCTTATTCCACGACCGGCGTGCTTCTTGGGACGTGGCTGACCATCGCGCGGGCCGACGGCTCGACGGTCTTCAACGGCTCCGGCGTCACCATTCAGGGCGGCCTGGCGGTCAACGGGCTTCTTGCTCTCGCTAGCCCGAATAATCTTGCGATCTATGGCGGGACGCCTGGTCAATTCCTGTCGACCAACGGCTCAGGGATCCTCTCCTGGGCCAGCGCGGCTGGCGGCGGGGCTTCGATCACCGTCAGCGACACACCCCCTTCAGCGCCCTCCGTAGGGGCTCTGTGGTGGGACAGCGTCGGCGGCCAATTGTACGTCTGGTATGCGGACCCCAACACCTCGCAATGGGTTCCTGCGAGCAATTCCGCCAGTCTTCCGCCGCCTGCTTCGACGACGGTGCTGGGCTCGGTCAAGGTCGATGGGACGTCGATCAAGGCGGCGGCGGACGGCACCATTTCGACTGTGCTGGTGCCGATGGGCGACAACCGCATCATCAACGGCGATATGCGGATCAACCAGCGCGGCATCACCAATAGTGCGGTGCTCGGCTACACAGTTGATCGATGGGCGTATTTGGCGTCGCAGCCAGCGAAGGGTAATTGGGGCACGGCTGGATCTGGCGTGCCAGCATTTCCATATGCGCTTTTACTTGGTTCGACATCAAGTTATGCCTCGCTAGCGACTGATTATTTTGTGTTTCAGCAATACATTGAAGCCGACATGGTCAGTGACTTTGCTTGGGGAACAGCAAGCGCGCAGCCGGTCACACTGTCGTTCTGGGCGTCTTGTGGTTTAGCTGGCACATTCAGCGGTTCGGTGCAGAATACTAACGGCACCCGGTCTTATCCATTTACTTATATGCTTCCAGTTGGAACTTGGACAAAGATCGCCATTACCATTCCAGGCGACACGGCTGGGACTTGGACATTGAACGGTAATGGACGTGGCTTGGCAATTACTTTCGATTTGGGGTGTGGGGCGAACAGTCGTGGACCTGCGGGCGCATGGGCGGCGTCGAATTATCTCGGCGCGACTGGCTCAGTCAGTATCGTTGCAAATAATGGAGCAAATTTCGCCTTTACCGGCGTTAAGCTCGAGATCGGCTCTGTAGCAACGCCGTACAATCGACAGTCGCTTGCTAAGAGCATGGCCGATTGCCAGAGGTATTATCAAACTGGCAATTTTGGTTTGCAGGGAAACGCCGCCGCGACATCAACGACTGTTGGTTATGAGCAAACACTAGCCGTCGTCATGCGCGCAACTCCTACGATGGTGGTTGCATCAGAGACATCAAATTCTGCTATGGCCGCGCGCTCAATTACTCCGGATAGTCCATCTCATATTAGGCCGAATGGTTCAGCGAACAATGTTTTCTCTTGGACCGGAACGTTTACGGCGAGCGCGGAGCTATGATCGACTTCCCCGCCAATCCTACGGTCGGCCAGCAATTCATCGCTGCGGGCGTGACCTGGGTTTGGGACGGGGTGAAGTGGTCTGCGAGCGGCCTCTCCATCGCTTACGTGCCGTTGGCTGGTTTCGTCCCGGCGATGGGCGACAACAGAATTATCAATGGAGATTGCAGGGTAGACCAAAGATGGAACGGGGCCAGCGGGACGGCGAACGGCTACACGGTTGATCGGTGGCGTTATTATTCGTCTCAAGCGGCTAAGGGAACATGGCAGCAAGCTATAAATCAAGCAAGCGATATCGCTACGACAGGATTTGGTTATGCTTTAAACTTTAGGTCATCATCAGCTTATACCCCTTTAGCAACTGATTACTTTGGGTTTCTCCAGGCGATTGAAGCCGATCAGATTTGTGACTTTGCTTGGGGAACCGCCAGCGCGCATCCAGTCACTTTATCGTTCTGGGCCTATTGTACTCTGACCGGCACCTTCAGCGGGGCGGTTCAGAACTACGCGACCACTCGTTCTTATCCGTTCACGTATTCGATCCCTGTCGCAAACACTTGGACGAGGATTGCTATTACAATCCCCGGCGACACGGCCGGAACATGGGTGCTGCAAGGCAATAGCGGCTCGCTTGATCTGTTATTTGATCTGGGCGGTGGGGCGACCTATCGCGCCCCAGCTGGCGCATGGGCGAATGGCAATTTTCTAGGCGCAAACGGCGCAGCCAGTTTAGTCGCCACCAACGGCGCGTCCTTGTTCCTGACTGGCGTCAAGTTGGAGATCGGCTCCGTAGCAACGCCCTACAATCGGCAGTCGCTGGCCAAGAGCATGGCGGATTGTCAGAGGTATTATGAAGCTACGGCTGGTCAACAGTTTTATAGCGGCAATATGAACAATGCTAATGTTTATGTGATTAATGCATATTTTAAGGTGACCAAACGCGCCACCCCAACAATGGTTGTTAATCTTGGCCAATCGTTAGGCTTTCCAGCAACTGGAGTGACGACGGTTGTTGATGTTAATACGGTAGCAGTTCAATTGCCAGCCAATGCTACTGGGGTGTATGGCTATTACACTATGAATTGGAATGCGAGCGCGGAGCTTTGACCATGACCTACACGCAAATCTGGGACAATACTCGCAACCAAGTCAGCGATCAGATGATCCAGCGCGACGAGGACGGCGCGTTCATCCCGTTCGATCCCGACAACGTCGACTGTTTGGAATATCTGCGTTGGATCAACGAGGGCAACGCGCCAAACCCGCCGCCCGCAAACCCGACGCCGCCAATGGAAGAGCCGCCGCCGCCCGACATCCACGAAGTCAACGCTCAGGTGCAGGACATCGACGCGCGGCTGACGGACCTCGAAACAAGCCTAGGGAGATAGGCGCGTGGCTGACACCCAGACGACAAACTACGGATGGATTAAGCCTGAAGTCGGCGCTTCGGCGACCACTTGGGGCACGAAGTGGAACGATAACCTCGATTCTATCGATGCCCAGGTTCACGACGCCAATCTCGTCGTCACCTCTTCGCAAAGGATCGTTCTCAACACTCCTGCTGCGCCAGCGGCCAATTCGATTTCAGGTCAAGCGGCCGGCTCGATGCGCTGGACAATGTATCTGGGTGACGGCTCGGCCGAGAGCGGCGGCAATGCGGGTTCGAATTTTCTCCTGCAGAGCTTCAACGACGCCGGAGCCTATCTCGACACGCCGCTCTCGATTAATCGGGCGACGAGCACCGCGACTTTCAGCCAGACGCTCAACGTGGCCGGCAACATCAGCACCGGCGCTACAATCACCGGCGGCGCGGTCAATTCTACCGGCAATATGTATGCGGCCGGCTCTATCGACGGGAACGGCGGCGTCACCGCTGGGGCAAATGGCTTTTATACGGCCGGGCCGCTCAACTGCGCCAGCGCACAGGTCAACGGAGGGATCAACGCCGCTGCCGGCATCACTTCGAGCGCGTCGATCGGCGCGCATGGCGCGTTTGGCCTGACCAGCACCGGCGGCGATGCGAATTACAACGTCTACGATAGCGGCGGGACGCCGCGTTGTTTCTATGGTTGGCAAGCTTCGACCGGCTACGCCATCGTCGGCAACTCCCTCGGCGGTGGTTGGTTCGCTATGGATCAGGGCGACAATTTCCTGACCAGCGCGTCGCACACTTACAAGACCGGCACCATTCAGTGGGAGGCCTTCTCCGACGCGCGCATCAAGACGGTCGATCGCGAATATGAGCCAGGCCTGGCCGAGGTGCTCGCCCTGCGGCCGGTTCGCTACCACTACAAAGGCAACGATACTCTGACCAAGGACGGAGTTTCACTGCACGCGCGGGTGAGCGGTCAGCAATTCATCGGGCTAGTGGCGCAGGAAACTGAAACGATCATCCCCGACATGGTGAACAAGATCGACGGCTTCATCGACGGCAAGTCGGTGAAGGATTTACGAACGCTCGACATCAATCCTTTGATCTTCGCTCTGGTCAACGCGATCAAAGATTTGAAACAGGAGATCGAGGAGCTCAAGGCGCGATAATGTCGACCCAGTTTCGCCCATTGGAAATTCCACCTGGCGTGGTTGCGTTTCCGACCAAGCAACAACGCTCGTCCAATTGGTCGGAAGTGAACTTGATGCGCTGGGTCGAAGGCCGCCTCACCCCGGTTGGCCCGCAAGCTCAGCTCACCTATTCATTCGCCAGCCGCTGCAAGCTGATCCATTCCTGGTATGACCTTGGCGAAATTCATTACATCGCGTACCTGTGCGAAGAGAACCTCTACGTCGATGTCGGCGGGGTGCGGTTCGACATCACGCCCTTCGAGGGCATGACCGCGCCGCAGCCGCCAAGCGTAGGCGGTTATGGCGATGGGCTCTATTCGGCCGGGCTTTATGGCGAGCCGACGATTTCCAGCATTCAGCCGATGGAGGTCGTGCCCGATGCCTGGAGCATGGACAATTTCGGTCAGATTCTCCTGGTGATGACCTCGCCCGATGGGCGCTTGCTGCAATGGGATCCGACCGGCGGCGGACCTGGCGTGGTGTTCCAAGACCCGTCCTACCAGCCTTGGTCTACGGCTATGGACACCATCATGATGACCGACGCGAACGATGGCAGCGTCGCGCCTGGCATGGAGGTCTTCAACCAGACCAACAACCTGCCGGTCGGCACGGTGCTGACCTATCCGGTCGGCACCGGCACGCTGACCTTGACCGCCAATGCGCTCAATCTAGGCGCCGCGGGCGATATCTTGATTTTCGGCAATCCGGCGCGAGCGGTGGTCGCTGAGCGCGGCACGACCCCGACTGGGCATTGTTTCGTGATCACGAACGAAAGGTTCGTGATGATTTTCGGGGCTCAAGATCCGACCAATGGCGGTTCGTTTCGGCGCTTCGCCTGGTGCGACCAGGAAAACTTCTACGCCTGGGATTATTCCAACATCACCAGCCAGGCAGGCTTTCTCGATGTCGAACCTGCTTCACCCATTCTCTGTGCCAAAGCGAGCCCGCTCGGGATCCTCTTTTGGAGTGCGACGCGGACCTACATATCGGCCTTCCTCGGCCTGCCTTACATCTACAATTACACCGAGATCTACAAGAACGCGACGCCTTGGAGCTCGTGCAGCGTCGTCGCCACCACGATGATGACGCTGTGGTTCTCCGACCAGGGGATGTTTTCGTACAACGGCGCCTGGGTCGCGCCTATGCCGTGCAAGATTCGCCCCTGGATCGACGACGATATCGACATCCTCAACGTGCGCTGGCAGGCCTGCGCGGTTCACGTCGAAGCGTTCAATGAATTCTGGTGGTTCTTCCCGCAGGGCCCGACCAACAATCCATCGGGCTACAACACTCGCGTCGCGATCCTAAACTACAAAGAAGGATGGTGGTCGCAGGGTCAGATGGCCCGCTCAGCCGGCATCGCTTCGTCCTTCACCGTGCCGACGATCATGGCCGATGGTCTGATTCCCTATCAGCACGAAAGCGGCACCACCTATCCGGCCAATGTGCCGTTGCCATGGGCCGACACTTTCGATCTCAACCTTAATTCCGGCTCGAGACTGACCACGGTCAAGCAGATGATCCCCGACATCGAGGGCGACGTCACCAACCTGCTCTACTCGTTGTTTTACAAGAACAGCCGGTCTGTCATGCCAAGCTCTACGGGCGCGTCGATCGCGGTCGCGGAGAAGCAGACGATTCCGAAAGCGGTCAATTCGAATGGCTTTCTCGATCTGCGCACGACCGGCCGCGACATCCGGCTCCGGATCCAGCTCGCCGGTCCGCAAGTCAATCCCGTGACGGTCGGCCAGCACCTAGTCGACAGCGTCGCTCGAGGAGATCGCTGATGATTGTTTCGCCTGGCGCTCCCACCCCTTCGCAGGCGCATCCGCCGCCGCCTTTGCCCAACGATCCGACCATCACTTCGGTCCTGAGCAATTATCTGCAGCAGTTTTCGCTGTGGTGCCGGCAGGGTTTCGCCGCCAAGCTGAACGCCAACCAGGCGCTGCCCGGCATCATGCTGCAGGCCAATGACGCGCCGCCGGGAACTGCGCCTGCGGTGTGGTTGCTTCAGGTGCAAACCAACGGGACGTTCGTCGCCACCCCAGTGCCGCTCGGAGGCGGCCAGCCGTGATGCATCCCTATCATGCGAAGCTCGCACGGGCGCTCGATCGGATGGGCGGGGTTTACACCGTCTCCGACATTCTCGACGCGCTCGCCGCCGGCAAGATGCAGAGTTTCGCCGATGGGGATTCGTGGGCGATCACTCAGATCGTCGATTACCCTCGAGCTCGGATGATGGACGTCCTGGTGGCGCTCGGGGATCTTGAGGCCTGCCGGCGACTGCACGATCGAATTCTACAATACGCCCGCGATCATGACATCACGATCGTTCAGGCCTACGGTCGTCGCGGCTGGATGGGGGAAGCGAGAAGCCACGGCTGGAAGGTGCGGACGACCTCTTACCTGTATCAGAGGGAATTATGAGCGGATCCAGCACCACGGTCCAACAGGGCAGCTCCCAGAGCACTAATGAAATTCCGCAATGGGTGCAAAATGCTGGGCAGCAAAATTACGGATTAGCACAACAAGTCGCCTCGCAGCCTTTGCAGCAATATCAGGGGCAGATGGTCGCGGACGTCGCGCCGCAGACCCAACAGGCGTGGAA